GAAGTGACAATAGAATCACCTTTAATATTATCTACATATATATCTCTCCATTTTTGAACAGAGTTACCTAAGTCACGATTATTTGCTGTAGCATCTGGGTTTAAGTTAGTGTCCACAGCAGCAAGTATAGATACAGAGTCATTACTTGCATTACCAATATTGACATGACCATTTAAGTTAGTTGTGCCTGATACTGAAAAATTATCTTGTACATTTACAGTTCCACCAGCAGAATCTAACGTAAGATCTGCTGCTGCTGTAGATATAGTATTACCATCTATACTTATGTTATCTGCCTGAATGTTACCTGTTATAAATAAAGTTCCAACCACATTGGTTGCGTCTAAATTTGTTGTACCATCTACATCTAAATCACCGTTAAAGTCAACATTACCGCTTGCTGATATGCTTGTAAAAGCACCTGTGCTTGCGGAAGAAGAACCAATTGTTGCACCATCAATAGATCCTCCATTAATGTCAGCAGTATCAGCAACTAATGAGTCAATGTTTGCTGTGCCATCAATAAATAAATTTCTCCACTCGTATGAACTTGACCCTAAATCTCTTGCTCCATCAGTACTAGGTAATAAATTACTATGTACACTGCCTGTAAAAACTATTGTATCTGCATGTGAATTACCTAACGTAACATTATGGTTAAATGTGGCTGGTAAATTTACTGTTAAAAGTCCACTAGTAATACTGCCTGTTGTACTAATATCAATATCATTACGCAACATTGCTGTTGAGACTGTATCTGTATCTCCTGTAGTAACTATCGTTCCTGTTACATCAGGTATGGTTATAGTTCTATCTGCTGTTGGATCTGTTATAGCTAATGTTGTTTCATTAGTATTATCTGTAGCACCTTCAAAAACTAAGTTACCTGTAACTGTTAAAGAACCATCTCTTTTTACA